AATAGTCGAATCGTATAGAAGAGCCACCAGTAAAATAAGATTTCATCAATGCTTTAACGGAGTCTGCCCAACCTTCAATCGAATCACTAATCAGAAAACGCCTTTCTTTTGCTTTTGGTCTGTGTATTTGTGGCAAAGATTCCACGTGATGTTTTTGAACGGAATAACCAACACCAGTGCCACCGAGAAGAAGAAACATGACTTCACCAAATGCACGCCAATCATCTATAGGTAGATATGCGCAGTTATAAATTCTATTTGGAGATATTTCTATCGGTTTTCCACCGAATTGTAATGATCGCATAGATGGTAAAACTTTTTTATCATATACGAACTTATAGACATCTTCAATCTCATCTGTTAATTGTGGATATTTTCTTTGATGCATTTCTTTATTTCTAGTCACTAACTCTTCCCAAGTCTCTCTACGATTTTTTTCGGGAATGTATCTAGCATACTTCATATGCACTGTAATTTCAGACAAGATTCTATTGCTAATGTCCATTTAAATCTCCAATATTTTTATTATAAAAACTCATTTTTTGATTAAAAAAACAAAATGGTATAGTAATAACTATACCATTTAAATTAAAAAAACACTATTTTTTTTAAATTTTTATGAAATATAATTATTCCATTTACCACCATCCCACCATTCAAATCCAGGGTAATGTGCCTTATAAAAGAACTCATCATACCACGGGCCAATGTATAAATATGGGTATGTGATATCTGTTAATTTATTTAAAAAGTAATAACACGTTAGCGGTGTTATCCCCTCACGCCTTTCTCTTCCACCAATTACTACTGAAAAATATGGTATATTATTAAACCAATTTAGTACCGCAAATACTGCATCATTAAAATAATATATTTGGTGATCATAAGAAAGCATTGTATCTAAAAATAATTCACAATTTGCATCATACCAACATTTTGAGTTTTTCAAAATATTAGAATAATTTCCAACAGTTGTTACGGATATTTTTCGCAACTGATACTTTCTTCTGGATGATATTGGTGCAATTTTCACCCTAGATGATCTAGATTGGAACCACTCATTATTTGTAGTTGGTAGCCAACCATTTTCAAACAAAAACAGATCTGTTTCCTCTTCTGGGGTTCCGTAAACTTCGCATAAATCTACTATGCTATGCTTTCCGTACTGTCCGTTCAGGTGGTTGAATCGTATCTTCATTTAATCTCTCGTTATAGTATTTAGATCTTTCCTCGTTAGATTCACCCATATCTAAATCGGTATGATCATAATTCATGTTATCTGTATCTGGCGTAACCCATCTATGATTTCGTTCAGCCGTCCACAGGGTGTTGTTATACATTCTGTTGATAATACTTTCTGATTTTATCGAGAATGCTGGATCATGAACCCTAAAACGATTGTTTGGTTGAATTGCAAAATTGCCATTATCCATTTTTATCAAATGACCGCATTTGTGTTGTGAAGGATACTCTGAAAATAAATAATCCGTGTCTCCAGAGTCTGTACTAGCCGCCCAGTCTATCGTAAATAAATATCTTCCTTTATAATTTATTCTTCGTCTAGATATAAAATTTACTACTTTATTTTTTAAATATGGGTACTGTGTTATAGAAATATGATATGAAAAAGAATCCCAAAGAACCAATTCATCCAATTCTTGTTCATCTGATTCCAATTTCCAACAAAAGGCATGCAGTGGCATTCTCCACCACAATCCACCATCTTCCATCATAAAATGAAAAAGTGGAGCTTGACCTGGTATAGATGTCATCCCAAATATTAGGCATGGAAATTTTTTATCAAAAGAATCTTTCTGATCTCGTAAGAAATTTCCACGGACATACGCATCTATTATAGGAATGGGTGTATTTAAATATGCCATTATCCTTCACCATTTATTTCTTTAAATCTTTGCGATAATGTTCTTTTGATCACTTCATCACGACCCATACTACTAGTAACAATTTTACCTATATCTGAATTGGGTTCATATATTTCTATGTTACCATTCATTGTATTTATTTTACTAGGAAAGGTTATACCATCTGGGCCGAATCTATTTTTTATTATATGCCATCTTCCAGTTCCGCCTATTTTATCGTTTAATTTTCTGGACAAAGACATTACAAAATCCGCAATCATTATCTTATTATATGATTCTGATATTTTTCCACTCTCTATAACATCATCTTCCAATGCGGATCTATTGGCTTGTGATGCCGTCCATATTGGTGTGCTGTACGTACCAGCCACTCCTCTTAAATCCTCATATATGTCATTTAATTCTAATCTTTTATCTGTAGCTTTTGCTGGTTTTATCAGATCTGCATAATCCACTATTATTAAATCAGGAGCTTTATCCTGACTAATACATTTTTCAATATGCGATGTCAGAGTGGATATGCTTGCAGTTCTAGAAGGATAATGTTTTATTATTAATTCTCCAGGTAGATTATCTATTACTGATTTTATCTTTTCTTGGGCACTATCTTCAGTTAAATTTTGAAATGCTATTTTAGTAAAATATGCATCGAACCGTCTAGCAACATAAAACTGATTTAATTCCAAAGTATAATAAATGACACGCATTCCTTTTTTCAAAGCATTTGCAGCCAAACTAACAAGCCCCCAGGATTTTCCTCCACCAGCTGGTGCTACTACTACGCCCAACTCTCCATTTCCTAAACCACCATCCATTATGTCATCTATTACAAGCCAACCTGTTGATGCGCAATTTCTAGCACCATCTTCGTATCTTGAAGAAATATCCAATTTATATTCATGGCCAATGTCTTTATCCGCTCCAGCCTTTAATGCATTATCTACTGTTTTTTTTATTAAATCGTATTTACCACTCTTCAATAAATCTACGGATTCAATTATAGCGGCTTTCATTTTTTGATTTTTACAAAATTCTAATACTATAGATTTAACATAATCCAAATCTGAACTGTTTTTAAATTTTTCAGTTTCTTTCAATGAATCTATAATTGTACTGCGCAAAACATTATCGTCTATATTTATAACCTCTGACTTAAAAACCTCTGCCGTTGGTGTGTTTCTATACTTAGTGTGGTATTCTATAATTTTTTCAACAATCCAATTATTTGCTTGTGACTCAAAATAATTGGGATCTATTATATCGGATACCTGTTGTAAAAATGGCTTATCGGTTAGTAATGACGATATAACTTTTAGTTGAAAAGTATAACCATATTCTGATAAATTATCGTGCATTTGTATTTCTTATAGTATTTAAAAATGTAAAATTTTTCTGTATCCAATATTCCCAATTATTTATAGAAGAGTATAGTTTGTCATAAATAAAAAGTTTATTCAATTCAACTTTATTTATCGCATCTACATCGGAATCCAATAAATTCCTTATTATTGATTTATAACTTTCCGATATATCAACATCGTTTAATTGTATTAGTCTATAATTTCTATAAATTGTTTCCACATTCTCTTTCAATATTTGCATTGATTTTAAAGAACCATCATATAATTTACAAAATTTTATTATATTTTCCAAATCAATTTTATTCTTATTAGCTAATTGTGGAAAATGTTTTTTTATCTTTTTTTCACCAAGACCTTTTATAGCCGAAATGTTATCGCTTTTATCACCAACAAGCGATTTGTATATGGCATAATTTTCACACCATATACCAGTCTCTTCTAAAAGATTTTCTGGATTATATGTTTTTTTCTTAGAGGGCGAATATACTGATATTTTTTCGGAAACTAATTGTAAGAAATCAGTATCATTTGATACGATTATATTATGTTCTTTTAGATATTGAGAAGAATACGCAATAACATCATCTGCTTCCACATTATCTATAGAAATCATCGTGATAGGTAAATTTTGTAAATATAATGAAAGTCTAAATAATTGATATTTTAATGAACTCTGTTCATCTGTAATATCATCAAATCCCACAACTCTATTTAATCTTGAGTTTATTGCACGCTTATTTTTATATTCGGAGTATATTTTTCTCCTTCGTTGAGAGCCGCCTTTTCCATCAAAGACAATAACAATTCTTGTGGGATTTAATAATCTTATTATAGATACCAATGATTGTAAAAATCCAGATAATCCACCTATGTGGATACCATCTTCATTCAATGTTGGTATTGCTGAAAAGCATCGTATGAATAAATTCATACCATCTATTAATACTACTTTACTATCTCTATGTAAATTTTCTTTATTTTTATTATCTTCTATTACCGTATTTAATAATTGTTGATAACGAGAATTTATCATAAATCATCCAAAATTTCATCAGAAATAATAACCTCATCTATACGAGCAGCATCCAATTCTTGGTATTTCATTATAACTTTTTCTGCTATTTCGTCATAAACTATAGAGTGGAATTTGTCATTTTTTATAATTTTTTCAACAAATTCTTTAGATTGAAATTTTACAATTTCCCCAGTATGCTTATTAGTCCAAGAATACCAAGCACCCGATTGCGCAACAAGGCCATAGTCCTTCATAGTAGATAACCAACTACTATAATCATCAATACCAGAATCAAAATATATCTCATATTCACATTCACGTAATGGTGGACCTACTCTATTTTTTACAAGTTTCGCTTTTACTCTAGTTCCAACCACTTCATCTACAGAATTTCTTTTTTGCTTTATAGCACCTATGGATGCCAGTCTTATTCTAACAGATGCGTGAAATGGTATTCCCTTTCCGCCAGGAGTTATCCATGGATCTGAGAATGCTGGGGCGTTTAGTTTTTGTCTGAGTTGATTTGTGAAAATCAAACAGATTCTTTCTCTACCGATTAGATTGGTTATTTTGCGCATTGCTTTTGATATTATCAATGCTTTGGCAGTTGCATATCCATCTTTATCAAAATCTGCAGCCATTTCTGTTTTAGTGGACGCTCCCGCAATAGAATCAACTACAATTGTTACAAGTTTGTTTCTATCAGACATTCTAACGTCTGCTATCATTTTCTCGATAGCCTCAAAAATATCCTCAACGGTTTCCAAACAAATATAAAGCATCTTCTTTAAATCCAATCCAATTGCTGATAAATATTCTTTAGAAATCGCATTTTCAGTATCGATGTAAACTGCTAATCCGCCGCGTTTTTGTGTATTGAGTAGAGTATGTGCCGCCAACAGAGATTTACCAGATTGCTCCAATCCAGTTATTTCCGACACTCTTCCTACTGGAAATCCCCCGTTTTTTCTATTAGAAATAGCAAAGTCTAGTATTGTTGATCCAGAACTCACCCACTCCTTAACCAGAGTGGGTGCTTCCTCGTCTCCCTCTAAAAAATATGCGGTTTTTATATTCTGTGCTTTAAATTTTTTATTTAAATTTTCAGCAATAAGGCTACCTAACTCATCAGTTAGTTCTGTTTTTGTTTTTGCCATAATAAAACCTTTTTATTTATATTAATCTTCAAATAAATCCTTGAATGCATTATCTATTTCTGATATAGACAGCGATTCATTTGGTTTTTTGTTATATTGAATTTCCCCAGAATCTGGGTTTGTAGAATTAGAACCGTCAGATCTACCTAAATAAGTATTTAGGTGTGTCATCAATTCATCATATGATGGTTCTGGGTATAATTCTGTTATTTTTGGTTGATCTTTTAATTTTTCTAAAACATCTTGATTCTCTGTAACAGATGTTGTATTTGGTTTAATTCTTATAGTTGTTTCAGCATACTCTCTACCAGTTTCTTCTGGAGATTTTACTGTAACTACGATATCTCTACCAGATTTTGGATCTGAAATATCGCCGTAATCTGGGTCTGCCACAAATGCCAACAACTCTTCGTAAATTTGTTTACCAAATCCCCAAAATTTAACACCTTCATTTTCACTACCCCTAACTATTACAGGAACATATGTCCTCATTTTTGGATCTAATTTTCTTCCCATTATCCAATCGTTCTTATCACCAGTCTGTTTTAGTTTTTCTGAAAATTCTACGATAGGGTCTGGTCTTCCAAACGATACTGGGGATAATACTGAACGCTTTCCAAGGTTATAATGGAAATATAGTTCAATGAATGGGTTTTCTCGATTGTGTGTGTATGGAACGATTCTGATTTGATGTTGTCCTGGATCTGGTTTCCAGATGTGTGATGTGCGATTATTCGCATTTTTTAGTGAATTCAAACGATTCTTAATTACATCAAGATTGATACTCATGATGATCTCCAATTTAATTATTAAATATGAACTATTATTATTCAACTGATATTATTAACTTGTATTCATTTTACGCGTCTAAATGATAAGAAAACATTCAATTGATGTGTATTTTATTATATTAATATACTGAATTAATTTTTAATATGCAAATTTTATTTTATTTTTTTCCAAAAGATCTAGAAATTATAACATTTCTAGTCAATTCTTTCAATTTTTTCTTAAATTTATTTTTCAATCGTTCATTTGCTTGCTTTTTGGTATTCCCTGGTGGTTCTGGGTTTATATGTGTTGTATCTAACTGACTGACAAGTTCTTGATTTATTGTATTATAAATTTGTTTTGATACGGAACTCACCTCAGAATTTATATCCTGAAACACCAATTTATCGGAAGATGTTAATTTACCAGATATGTATGTTCCTAATTTTTTTATAACCAGACTGATATCTTTATCCTTCTTAGAAGGATCCATTTTTGATAAGTCTTCAGATTGACTCATAGACATTAATTTATAAAGAGTTTTTAATAATGCCTTTATTACAGAATCACCGCTAAATCTAGAGTTTATACCTTTTAATTTTTCATAATTTGTCTTAAACTTTTCAGATTCAAATATATCTTCAAAAATATTTTTCATTCTAGATGGTTCGATATCTGGTAAGAGATATGATATGGATCCTTTTCCCGAATCATAAATAGAAGTTGCATCTATAAAAATTATGTATCCCAAATAATTTATAGAATATAATTCTATTGCTTCGTTAGTTTGTGTTTTATGCTTCATGGTATTAACGTGATTTTATGATCAGATTGGTTTAAATATAAACTTATGCTGGTCTTTTTATTAAAAAAATGTAATTTATTTGCAACTGGCTTTTTGTATTCATAGCCTATTGAT